GTCGCAGAAACATGATAGACTTTTCATCGAAACTCGAGGAACATTTTATAATTCCAGCATGATGCTTTGGTCTGGTGCTGCATGCGAACATATTTACAACGATGTGTTGGAACATTCAGAGTCGGTATTTAAAACTTTCTTCAAGGGAAGCGACAATTACCATTACTGGAGGCAGAGAGATTTCTGGAAGGATATTCCTGGTGGATGGATATATTCTTGGAACCGTGGTAAACATCATCCCGATGATGCAGAACGATTTAAATTTAGACCAGATGCTAAGATTTGTTTGTTCAATACAGACAACATACCACATCCATCAGCAAAAGAACAGATAGACTTATCTGATTGTTTAGATGAAAATATTGTTAGGTTGTGGAAATGAGAGTTAATTATGTCTGCTCTAAATGGGGAACAAAGTATTCCGCCGAGTTTGTTAACCGACTTTATCGAATGGCAAAGAAGCACACCCCTGATAATTTTGAGTTCCACTTCTATTGCTATACTGATAACAGTGAAGGATTTGATAATGAGATTAAAGTCATTGACTTCCCAGACATTCCCGACATCCACCCAAAATACTGGTTCGGATCTGAGGATTTCAAATACGGCATGGCACGTTGTTGGGACAGACCAAAGACGTTCATCTTCAATACACATAACTTCGCAAACGATAAACCCACTGGAAGATTTGTCTTTTTCGACCTTGATGTTATCATTCAAAATGATTTGTCGCCGATCATCACTTATGACCTAGAGAATCCTACCAAGTTACGTTCGTGGTGGCAAGACCCTAGACCCATGAAGTCTCGTAACTTTAAGTTGTCACATGGTGCATATACCAATGGCAGTTGTATGGTGTGGTCGGATGATCAGACAGAATGTATTTGGCAGGACGTGTTAGAACACCAAGAACGTATTTGGTTTACATTCACCGATGGAACAGATAACTATCACAGTTGGCGTTGGGGCGACTTTAGTAATACTCCTCTATGGAAGCACTTCCCAAATACATTTGCTTACTCATACAACAGAGGTCGTGATTGGGATTCAGGAGATCTAGAGGTCGCTATATATAGAAAAGACTGTATTGTATGCGTCTTTAATGTGGATTTACTCCCGTTCAAAGACAATAGCAGAGGCAAAGTGAAACAGGAATCGTTGGTCGATCCTGATCTTTTAGAACATTGGAATGTTTAATGATTAGTATATACACAGTAAAGTGGGGATTCAAATATGATTCGGAAGATGTCAATAAAATTCTCGAACAATGCAAACAACACATTACAACAGAATTTGATTTTTATTGTTTGACCGAACATTCTGATGGGTTATTTCCAGAAATTAATGTCATTCCATTACCCGAGGATAACTACTACGAAAAATGGTGGAATAAGTTATATCTTTTTGACCGAAATGTTGTTAAGCAAAAAGGAGAAAAACTTTTTCTAGATCTTGATATAGGTATTCAAAAGAATATCGATTGCATCGTTGATCATGATCCGGAAGACGGTTTAACTTTTGTTCGCACTCATTGGCATAACATCAAGAAGATGAAACAAGACACGCAAGATATTCCACACAAATATACAGACTTAAATTCCAGCGTGTTGAGGTGGAATGATAGGTTAGATATCGACAAAATCACTAAGTTCGTCACAGATTATGCAGATCAAATGTTCTTCTATTATCGCGGTCTCGACAATCTATTCGGGCATCAAAGAGAACGTCTTCTGAAAATTGACCATTTCCCAGACGGTTGGGTATACAGTTACAACTACGGATATATGTGGCCGACAGATGTAAGAGAACAAGTCCTGCGCGAAGAACCACTTATTTGTTTATATGATTCAATGGAAAGACCACAAGATGTTAAATTATAATTACTTAAACAACTATCGTTATTGGGGTGAGGGTCTAGAAAAGATCAATCACGAAATGCCGTTTAAACACGAAGACTTTCGTAAGTCTTTGAATCCAAATACTATGGATGCTGCTATTTGGTTGGTAGAAGAATTACAGAAATGCGTAGACGTAACCAAGCAATTAAATATTACGGTTTTAAATTCTTGGTTGGGGTTCCCGCTTGTTCCATTGTTGTGTGAAAATCTAAACGTCAAGAAGATTAATTTAATCGATATCGACAAAGACGCATTAGAACTCTCTAAAGTATTCAATAAGTATTATTCCAATAACGGTGTGGAGTTAAATCACATCAATTGGGATGTTCCTTTTGCATATCATGATATTAATGCGTTGGATACTGATGTGATAATTTCTCTCTGTAGTGAAACAATGTATCCTCTTAAGAAAATGACATCTGCAAATAAGAACTGTGTATTTGCTTGCCAATCGTCAAATGTTTTTAGAGAAATGTATGGTATTAATTGCGTCCCTACAATCGAAGACCATATAGAAAATGTTGGAGTTACCGATGTTTCCTATCAGGGGCAGATCGAACAATCATATTGGTCTTGGGACGGCAAGGTAAACTTCGAACGTTTCATGGTAATTGGGAAGAAATAGCATAATATGATCATGCAAAATGAGAAGCATCCTCACCACTAATATCTTCAATCATCGATCGCCAAATTTCAAGATGCGGTACAACATATCCTAAAGTCAATCTCTTAGCAGAGTTACCACAACAGTGGTACACAATTTTATTCGGATCACTGCGATCGCCAAAATGCCCAACCTTACATGACCATCCTTTTGGATCAATCATAGTAACAATTTCTTTCGTTACTGGATCTAGGTAGCGGAAGTATCCACCATTTTCTTCAGAGTTATATGTAATTAGAATATTATATCCTGATGCATTCCAGTTAGTATGCCATCCCATGAAACCATTTTCTGGATAGTAAGTAAACACCGCATTGTTTCTCGCACCAAGATAACTGATCAACTCTTTATTAGTTTCTTGTTGCCTTCTGCCATATTCAGAAGGGAACCATGGTTGACCATGTGCTGTTGACATGTCAGTGCACCACGCAACATCAGGAAACCCAACGTGGTTTTCGCCCTTACCGACAATGTGGTTTAGATATTTCTCGTCAGTAGCAGTGTCAACATTCAATCCACCTCGACGTTTTTCCTGCATTTCTTGTGGACCAAGAACAAGATGTTGATCATTTTGCTCAAAAAACCATTTAGTAAATGGTTCTAGAATGTCACTTAGTTCTTTAGAAACTGAATTTGTAAATTGTAGCATGCGTGTCCTGTTTAACTTAGAAATGATTGCGGAATGGTGTAGTGATAAATTACCACTGGTTGCCCCTGTAATTCATCTTCTGTGTATCCGGAAACAAAGTTCCATCTAGCATCAGGGGCAGGAAATCTGCCAGTTTTGACGCCAAAGTCAAATAGATTTAGTAATCTCCACATCGTAAACGTATCCCACTGCAGTGCTTCTTCGGGATAATGCTTGCGATCCCATCCTGGTTTATTCTGTTCCCAATACTCATCATACCAAGCACGCATAAGTTTCAATGTTTGTTCGTTGTTCCTGTAAATAAACAATCCACAATGCTCAGTCATCTCTTCAGTTTCTGACAGTTTGGTGATTTTTGCGTTATACGGTCTGTTGGCAGTGAATAGCACATCTACATCTTCGGGAATCTGATCAAAGATTTTAGATATGTCTTCATGTTCAACTTCTGTATCACAATCCATGTAAACAGTTAAATCATATGGTGTCTGATCAAGCGCCCACAGTTTTGCTCGCTTGTCTCGTGGTACGTTCTCAGTAATTACAGTATCAAAAATTTCATAATCATCTGGTTGAACCCATTCCTCATGTGTGAAGAATGTTATTTTTGCGTCAGGATAGTAGTCACGCAGAGACATAGCAGAATTTCTCGCTGCTCTATAGTAACCTTTTCTTACTGACGCGACATAAAGAAACCCATTATTCTGCATCAACTGTTTCTTTCACAATAGCAGTATTTGCTTCTTCTAACTGCAGAAGGATAACGGTATAAGCAGTAACTTCCATAATGTTCTTTGCTTTACGAATCTTAGATTTCAACTCGCGATTCTTCGAGGTCTTGATCAAGTCGATCTCGAACGCATCCAGTTTAGCAGCGAACAGTTGCTCTTGCTGCATACGTGTCTTATCAACTTTCTGGCGTTCAATGTTATGTTTGATATGTTGGTTGCGGTCATCAAACCGTTTCTTGGTATTCGCATCGATCTGTTCGACACTAAACTTTTTCATCAATTCATCAAAGTCACGATTAGTTCCGTCGTTCATGATCGACGCAGTTGCTCGTTTACCCGTATCAGGATAAACGAACTCTGCGATAACATGTTGTTTTTCTTTGTTCGCCCAATAAGGATTTTCAATAGTGCGTGTGGTAGTCATTCAAATCTCCATTAAAAAATATTTTCTCAATATTATATATACGCGATTTTGACTCAAAAGTCAAGGGTTTTTATGCTGTGCGAACCCAAAGTTTTATCGTCGATACAGTTTCTTTAGTTGCAATCACTGTTGCACCAACGAAGGTGTTTGAGTATGTTCCACTGAAAGTGCCAGCATAATTGCCAGTATAATTTCTAGAACCAGCATAGAACCCAGTGTAGTTACCTGTGAAGAATCCAGTATAGTTGCCTGTGTATGTTGCAGTGCCTGTGTAGAACCCAGTGTAGTTACCTGTGAAGAATCCAGTATAGTTGCCTGTAAACGTTGCAGTGCCTGCATAATTGCCAGAGAAGTAACCAGTATATGTTCCTGAGTAGAATCCAGTATATGTTGCAGGTCCAACATAGTTTCCTGTGAAGTATCCTAGATAGTTACCTGTGAAATTTCCAGCATAGTTTGCTGCATAGTTTCTCGAACCAGAGAAGTATCCAGTATACGTTCCGAGGTAGTTACCTTGGTAGTTACCAGCATAGTTTCTAGAACCAGAGAAGTTCTGCGAATATGTTCCAAGATAGTTTCCTGCGTAGTTACCAGCATAGTTTCTAGAACCAGAGAAGTTTCTCGAATATGTTCCTAGGTAGTTACCTGCATAAC